CAGGTCGGTTATCTTCGAGTGTGCATCCATACGAAGTGCTCTCAACTCACCGATGGTGTAGAAGAGGCCTCGAAGGACAAAAGCATTCGCCTGGAAGAAGTCCCTGTTGTCGATGTACTGCGTAGGAGCAGCAATAGCGAGTTCCAGATATCTTGTATCCAGGACGTACACGTTAGAGCCAAGTTCCGCATCCGCCGCCGTGTAGGAAGTCTGAATGTCAGGATCTACAATGACTGGAATACCCCTATAGGTCGAAACCTGGAACCCAGCATGCGAGCCTGGGAGGGTACTCTCGTCACCAACCTTTACAACAAACTCGCCCCAGTCCATATAACGCTGCTGCGCCTGCAGGAGTGAAGAAAGCCTGTCGAACTGGTCGTAACCCATAAGGATTACGTCAGGATCCGCACCATTGATACGAACTTCCCTGATGGCCTGATCTAGAAGAGACAGGGTAAGGTTCCTGCCGGTGCCACTATTCGCAAGAACAGTTGCAGCAGCATTCCACGCACCCGCCGACCTAGTCGTCTGGTTGTAAACGTCTGCCCCTATGCCAGAGCCTAGAGTAACACCCGCAATAGTACGAGCGTCCTGCTCAACGATGTCGTCAATCGAGGTCAGACCAGCACGGGCTTTCGCATAAGCAATTGCACCGTCTGTAAGGTTACCGCCACCAGAGTACGTAAGGACGTTACCAGAGATGCCAGTAATTGTCTTAGATGCATCACTGAGACCTGTATCACTAATGGTGTCACCGATTCGGAAGGTGCTACCAGCACCCAAAACTGCCCCTGTGGCAGAAGCACCGCCTGTGGTGACAATTCCGTTGGAGCGAAGTAGAAGCTCAGTGTTAAGCTCCTTGATGTGGTCCCTTGCAGCAGCTTCCTGCTCAACCGCAAGGTTGTCGCCCATGCCACCTTCCAACCCAGACATAATCTGGGACTTGAGCGAGACCCCAAAGTCCGTAGCCATGATCCTTGGTGCAGAATCAACTGCCTCATAGGCAGAAACATCCACAGTAGGAAGTGCTCCAGTCTCAGTCACTGGTCGAGATCGATTCGTGCCCCTGTCAGAACGGACACGCCAACCAGTTGTGGGACCCCACTGTACCTTTCTAAGTATGTTCCAGAATCGGGTCTGGTTGTTCAATGCGTCCCAGACCTTGCGGCCATAAGTAGCAGTGAACACATCCGATACCTGCAGGTACGTCTGCTTAGCAAAGTACCCAGGCGGCATCAGACTACTACGAAGATTTCTCTCTGCAGCACCGATATATTCAGCTATGGAGAGATCACTCTGTTGTACCATTACTGTGCACCCCCGTTCCTAGGATAGTAGTAAAGGGTTTGCGGAGTAAGCTCACCAGACTGATTTCTCATCGAGTTAACTTTCTTGAATGTGCCCCGAATGTCATCGGGATCGTTTCCACCCAAAATCTGCTCAACAGCGTTGGTAAACTGTTCCTGCGCTGCCCAGTTGGCTTCAGGATCCGTCTTTGCAAAAGACTCTCCCTCAACACCAATCCTCTTGTCGGGCATCAGCCCGGATGGAGGAGCTACGCCAGCACCCACTGCACTCCGTACTGCCTGATCTCCCCTACTCCTTACTGCCTGATCTCCCCTACTAGGAGCTAGATTGAACCTCTTCATCCCAGCAGTGACACCCTGTTTGATCTGATTAGGCATGGCCTTCTTGATGGTGTCCAACTCTTTCTTGAGGCTGCCAAATTCAGACCTCTCGGTCTGCTTCTGAACTAGGAGACCCTTAATGTCTTTGAGAAGATTTGAAACGGCTCGGTCCTTGCTATAGGCCATATTACCTGCAGCAACACCCTCCATCTCCTCGTCTTCCTCTTCCTCTTCGCCCAGCACTGCATCCTCTTCCTCTTCGCCAGCCTCTTCCATAGAAGGAAGACCATTCTCTTCCTCTTCGGCTGGTGGGAATCCATTCCCATTCAACTCTTCTTCGTTCTTTCCAAACCTACCTTCGTTCTTTTCCACCTCATCGTCGTGCTTCTCTAGGCCCTCAGGAACTCTTCGCTCTTCGCCAGGGTAGGAATATCCAGCATTGTCGCCACGTGCGCCACGCTGCTGAACGTCCATACCCTCC